AACGCAGACGACTATGTAGATTCAACCTCTAACAAAATTTTAGGATAATGATATGGCTAATACTATGGACGGAACTATCGCAAGTAAGCTTGCAAAAGTAAATGAAGATATTACTGTAAGACGCGCTGACAACGGCTGGCTTGTAGAGTTTGGTGGTCGTACTCGTGACGATGAATGGAAACACTATAAGATTGTTTGCACCCAGATGGATGAAGTAGTCACACTTGTAATGGAACACTCAGCAGTGGAGTTAGATAACTAATGCACTATAATGGAACTAAAGCTGATTATGAAAGAGTAATTCATCTGTTACGTGAGATTGAATTTGCTAAGTCTCAACTTGCTCCACACGATACTGGGCATATTAGCACTGCTATTAGTTGGATGGAGTCACGAGTTGCTACTCTTACTCGGAAGTTAGACGAGACCCCCGCAAATGATTTTGAAGATTTTTCTAAACGTAGTCATGAAAGAAAAGTTAATGCATTAGGGCATGATACGGCAATGTCTGGATACGAGACTCCAGCGTCATTTGTAAATGATAGACCTTCTTGGAGAAGTGCGCCACGTAGGGAAGCGCAACGTTACAAAAACACAAGCGGTATTTATCCAGAAGATTGTTAAATGAGTGAATTTAGGCACGGCATATTTAAACTATTAAAGAACCTAGTCGGAGGCTCTAGTTTTACACTTGCCTGTGTCTATACTGTTGGTCATATTGCGATAGCAATGATCTGCAACAATCTAATTACTGGGGCTAGATTTGATCTGGCAGCATTAGACGCAATCATTGAACCACTAATAAACGGTGTCTGGTTTTACGTTTTGCATCGTGGATACAAGTATTATACTAGATAGATGCGGATATGGTGTAAGAGCAGCATCACAGTCTTCCAAACTGTGGGTATCGGGGCAGAACCGATTATCCGCTCCACAGGGGATAAGTGTTACGGTAGCACGGCTGGCTCCAACCCAGCAAGACAGGGTTCAATTCCTTGATCCTCTGCCAAAGGAGACGTGATGTATCAGGTAAAGGCATATTTTAAAAATCATGTGGTCACTCGATACTTTGTAGATCAGTATGACGCAATTGATTTTAAAGATTTAGCGGATGCTCACTATCCACTTCATGTAACATTTAACAAAGGAGTTTATCCAGTGAGCACTTTTATTATTAATTGTTGGAATGCAATTATGGATCACAATATGAATCCACTACGAAACATTCCAGATCTAAATACCCGCCACATGGTTATGCAAGTTCTAGCTTGGATGTGGTGTATTGTGTTTTCGATGTACTTTAGTTCAATGTGGATGTTCGGAATTACTGCTGTTGCCCACGTAGTTATTATAGCAGCCATTGCAGTTACCGTAGGAACTTTTGAGATGGCTAGGAGAAATCCTACAGTTTTTAAGTTACGTCCTGGATTTCATAGTGCAGCGCGATCACGACAAGTTATGTATTTATCGGGCAAAAATGGTAAGCTAGAAAAGATTCAGCTCGATCCCAACGATCCTGGTGGAGAGCACGAATGAATATAATTTGTACTGTTTTTGGTCATAACTATGCTTTACTCTCGCGATTCGGAATGCAAGCATATTGTACTAAATGCGGGCATACATTAGTTATTCGTGACCCTATTAATTTACAGCTTGGTGAACGCAGATTTATAGATCAAACATTATATGAACAAACCGAGTTGGGGTTACAACCCGTGAAACAAACGGAGGAAAAAGAGTAATGAAATCTGTAGTTATAAAAAATCAACAACTGCGACAACTGTGCCACTGGGCTTTTCTAAATTAGATGTTAAAATTAGAAGAGCTACAAGAAATGTGCCGGATGTTTCCGTCTCTACCAGACCCTGACACTTATCCGAAAACATTTTACTACTACGTTCAACTTTATCAATACTTAAAACAGCAAAGGAAAAGAAATGACAATATTACGAAATAATATGCTTGATGCAGCGTATGCTCATGCACACGGAAACTATTTACTTCACAAAGCTAATATCGAAGTATACTTAGAAAACCCCGCAGGTATTGGCGAACACTCAGACATTATGGAAGCTATCCAAGATGAATTGGATAAGATGGCAGCTGCACAAGATCGTATGGATATGCTCGACGTCTTCATGAACGAGTTATGAGGGCGTTATTCCTTGTACTGGCACTACTATGGATAGTTCCAGCACAGGCAGAACCTCATTGGGCGGCTAAACCTGTTCAGTGCTCTACCCCTGAAGAAGTTAATGAGCGCCAAATTTCACAAGGTCTCAGACCTTTTATCGGTATGGTTACTAACGCAAGAATTGATCAAAATATATATGAGCTTCCTGTAATAATGTTCTATAGCCCTGATGATGGTTCCTTTGCAATAGTAGAGTATAATTATGATTCGGAGGTTGCTTGTATAGTTTTTATTGGCGGAGCAGTTGACTTCGATGTTGCCGACTATTTTTTCCCAAAAAAATCAACTTAACACTTATGAATATATTATTTCTTGGTTCTAATTCTGCTAATTCAAGAGCTATAAACTTATGTATCAATAATTGTATTCCTTTTTTGGCTGTCACATCTAAAAGAAAAGGTCACGCTCTACAAACAAATATTTTTACTAGGTCTTCTCTTTTTGAAGAAGAGGTTGTCGAAAAAAGAAATAGCCGAGAACACTATCATTTTGTGCTTGATAGTGTTTTGTTTAATTTTGACAAATTCAACGATTGGCTAATGGATAAGAAATTTAAACCAGATTTAGTTTTCAATACATCAGACAGCATACAGTTACTTAGGTTAGAAAAAGCTGTCAATGATTATTACAATTGTGCATCGCATTTTGATGAATTTACTTTAGGTTTTTTTACAGAGAAAAAACTTCAACAAAAACTGTGTGATGACTTAGGCATACCTACTCCCCACATAACAGGCGATACTTTAATTGTAAAAAGAGATTTTTTACACCATCAACCGTCAAAAATTAAAGTTCCAAAGATTAAAGCAGTAACCAGCGACTATATTTATAACGATGATTATGAGTTTGTACAAGAATGGGTTAATATTGAACATATCTATAACTGTGATGTTTATATAGATAGTTATGGTGGTTGGTATTTTACACGTTGCAATAAAATGCTGTGTGATAAATCAATACCATATTTTGCTTATGAACCTTACTTCCCCACCTCTAAAGAGTTAGATAGAATCCTACAGATCTTGACCCCCTTCAAAGAAGCTCTTAAAATCAGAAAAAGATTTATAATGTTCCAACTAATGAAACGTAGGAACAGTGATGATATACTATATCAAGAGTGTAATGCTAGACCAAGTTACGAGTTTAATTGGATAAGAAACCATAAGAGATCTACTTATGATCCTTTTAGCCTTCTTATATTTGATAAAGCTTTGCCTAATGCTTTTACTTTTGATAAAATACTGCATAGTGAATTATTATGGAATCGGTTTAGGCAAAACTATGATAACATTTTTGAATTAGATATTTGGTACGATATTACCCAAAATATAAAAGCCAAAGAAACACATGATGCTGGTAAAGTTCGTGTTATTAAATTATGAAACAACGATCTAAAAACGAGTTTTTTAAACAAAATAAGAGCTATCTAAGAGATATTCATAACAGGATGCAACACTCTAAAGATTTAGTCTCTGAGTTTATTAAAGATAAAGATGTAATTGACTGGGGAGCCGGTCCCGGACACCGAGCCAAAGTTCTTGAAGCTTGGGGGGCTGCATCAATACGTTGTTGGGATCCCAACGCCTGGTGTAAAGCAATCTTTAATGGTATTTATGCTTCTAACCAGCTAACTTGGATTGACAATCCTTATGACTTAACTTGTGATATTCTTTATGTTGCTGATTTACACACAATAGCAGGAGATAAACCTTTTGAGTGGTGGGAGAGTGTACTAGCCACAATAACTTGTAAATATATAATTGTAACTTGGCACACTTCAGCTAATGACCCTGATAGGCTTGACAGATTTTTAACTTGTGCCCCTTATTGGATGTTCTTTTCAACACAGGGACATAATACTACTGTAGACGGGTACGAACTATACACCTCAAGTGATAAAACTAAAATTATACACCATCAAGTTGATAAGTATGACCCTTATCCTGGCAACCCTGAAAGTGAACTAATACCTTTTGAGGATGTACATGTTATGGTTTTGGAGATGGTGTGAGTATACTTTTTATTGGTCCTTGTGCAATCTATGCTCATTGTATTAAACTTTGTGTAGATAACAATATTCCATTTTTAGCTGTTGATATAAACATTAAGCATCATCGAGATGATAGAATAATGTTACATCGTAATCACAAAGCAAAAGAGATGATGAGCGAAAGAAATTTTGCTCAACAATATGTACACATAGTAGACCCTTTCGTTGTAGAAAACATAGAAGCTTTTGATTTTTGGTTAAATAATCACAAATTTATCCCTGAAGTAATATTTAATCATAGTGAGGCGTTAAATGCTTTACGGCTGGAAAAACACCTAAATGAAAAATTCAAGTGCAAGTCTCATATAGATGATAGAGCTATTGATTTTTTTGCCTATAAGACCAAACAAGAAAGAGTGTGTAGTGACTTAGGTATCCCCGTTCCCAACAAAACAGGAGATAAAATAATTGTCAAAAGAGACTACAGAAACACTTGGTCAGAACCTTTAGTAATTCCTAAAATTAGACTCAGAGATTCAACTTATGAAGCAACAGAGGGAGAGTTTACACAAGAATGGATTGATATACAATACATATACAACTGTTCTGTGTACATTGATTCTTTTGGTGACTGGTATTTAGTATTTAACAATAGATTAGTTTGTGAATATTCAATACCTTACGCTGGAGAGAATCCTTACTTCCCTACCCCTAATATATTACAACAATTAATAGACATAATTTCACCACTTCAAAAGGCTATTAGTGTTAAAAAAAGATTTTTGATGATTCAAATTATGCAACCTCACAACTCTAATAAGTTACTGTACATGGAAACCAACTGTCGTCCTAGTACTGAGTTCAATTGGGTAAGAAATGAAAGCCGTTCCACTTTTGATCCATACTCACACATGGTATTTGAAAAATCATTGCCTAATGCTTTTCAGTTTGATAGAGTGTTACATACTGATTTAGTATTTAACTCAGTTAAACACAAAATGAATTATTCTCTTCTATCATCTGCAGAAATTTGGGACGATTGGGGGAATAACTGGTCTGGAAAAGAAGAGGCCATTTTAGATGGGGCTTATATCCCTATCAAACTTTAACTTTATCAAGGAGCTCTATTATGGAAGTATTACTATTAATGGGAGCATTAGCAGCAGGTCACCATTATTTGACTCAAGATGAGCCAGTTGCGCCGCAAGCTGTATACAGCTCGCAACCCATTGGAGAAATTGTGAACTTTGGTCACGACGATGTTAGTCTTGCTAGTATTGACTGGAGCAAGGCTGGCAATTCGATTATTGGTGACACTTCAGAAAACGGTGTTCAATGGGTTTTTATTACTAACTAGCAGAAAGGCTAAAAATGAATAAGATTACTAAAATTGCATTGTCACTTACAATGCTTACTTCTCCTGCTATAGCAGATACAATTGAAATTTTAACTTACTACAAACCTGGTGGTGGAACAGATCAACAGATTCAAATTGCAAAACCACTTATTGAGGCTCAAGGACATACTGTAAATGTTCAGTATCTTAAGTCTTGTAATGAAGCTGTAGCCCGTCTAAAAGAAGGCTCAGGTAACGTGCTGATGTATCATCTTAACGGTGATTATGATCCAGGCAATACAGAAGCTAAGTGTGTTGTCTCAGCATCTGACGCAGGAGTATACATTGCAGGAATCTCCGCTGAGTCTCCTCTGTCTGTTTGTGCTGCTCCAAACGCTGATGTAAACCGCGATAATATACTCACAAAACCACTCAAGATTGGTGTACCAGCTGGTGGAGCTGAGTTGTGGTATGTAAATAAAATCATTTCTACTGTCGGAGCATCTAACTGGGAGATTGAACGCTATCGTGGTGGCGGTAAGATGCGAAAAGGTGTTATGGCTGGTGATGTAGATCTATTCTTTTCAACTAATGTGGGTCTTCGCAAAGTAAAAGGGCATGGTGATTGTTTTTATTCATCTATGATGAATGATCCTATGGGTACTCCTTTTGTAGGCGGAACTGATTCAGAGTTTCCTACAATTGCTAACGCCAACATCATCTGGAGTGATACTCCTGATTCCGTAGCTGTACAAGCAATGCGTGCAGCTCTGACTGATACAGCATACGTCAAAAAAATGAACTCAATGAAAATGACTGTTCCATCTTTTGTAGAGGCTCCGTCATTGATTGAAATGTACGGTACTTATTCAAAAGAATGAATGTTCTTTTCATGGGCAACTGTGGACTACTATCCACAGGTATAGCCAAATGTTTGGAGAGAAATATACCTTTTTTAGCTTTGGAATCTTCTATGCCAGTAAAAATGGACTTACTGACCTCTAGAAGATTTCATTCTGCTAAACATATGATGGCAGAAAGAGCATTAGTATCTAAATACATATCTCGTCTTGATTCGTCAATAATAACTCAACCAAAAAAAGTATTAAATTGGTTGTACTTAAAGAAGTTTATTCCTGATGTCGTGATTAACAGTATGGATAACCTTGAAGCCTTAGAATTAGAGTATATGATAAACACTCATTTTAAGTGTGCTTCTCAATTTGATGACGCTTTTCTAAAATTTAGTCAATACAAAAGTGCTCAGTATAAGATATGTCAAAAACTTAATATTCCTATCCCAAATAAAACAGGCGAGTGGCTAGCAGTAAAGAGAAATAAATCACATTGGAATAAAAATTTAAGGGATAGCTTCCCTAAACTTAAAAAAATTAATTCTAAAGACTATGTACCAGCTGATTGGGAGTTTTCTCAGGAATGGCACGATACAGAGTACAGAATCAACGCTGTATTTTATATTGACTATTACGGAGATTGGACTTTTGTTTCGAGTAATTATTTACCGACAGAACACTCTTTAGCCATATCTACAATTAATCCGTATCTTCCAAAGAAAAAAGAGCTTGATCTCATACTAGATTCTGCTACTAAATTTAAAAAATATCTTAATGTAAAGAGAAGAATGATACAATTGCAGTTTATGAAACCCCGTACACACGATAATTTATTATTTATGGAATGTAATTCAAGAGTTAGTTCTGAGACCACTTGGTTAAGACATCATGAACGATCAACATTTTGCCCCTTTGACTTGATGATAAATGATAATTCTAATCCTCAAAATGCTTACTTATTTGATAAAATATTGCATACTGAGATTATTTTTAACCAGTATGTAGGAAAGTTAAATAAACTGTCTCATATAGATTATTCAATACTGCCTGAGACTCTAAACTTAAACTGGTCAAAACAAGAAGTCACACCAGAGGAGGGAGCTTTTGTTCCTATTAAGATATGATCTTTGAAATTTTAGCGTTAGTGACCGGGATTTTCTTTGGAATGTTAATGGGATTACTGCCTGGTATAGGTGCTGCAATGCTTATGCTATTGATGTACCCTGTTTTACTTTTATCTTTTGTCGATATATGGGTGTTGATGTGTTTTTATCTTGGAATTGTAAATTCTGGTCAATACTATGGTAGTGTTAGTGCTAGCGTGTTTGGAGTTATAGGAGAATCAAGTAGTCTACCTGCTGTAAAAAACGGATACCCACTAACACTTAAAGGACGGGGGCCAGAAGTGTTAGCAAGTGCTAGTTCTGCTAGTTATATAGCTGTTTTAATTAGTATGTTTTTTACAAGTCTTATAGTGCTACTTACGCCCGAGAGTTTACTATTTATGATGAAAGGTAGAGTAGTATTTTTTATGCTGTGTGCTACTAGTCTTGCTCTGATTCTAAACTCTGGTAAGTTTTTACTATCATTAATTTTTCTTTGTTTAGGTATTGTAGCTAGCTTAGTTGGTTGGGATGATTTTTTTGATACTAGAATATTAACTTTTGGAATTAGTCAGTTAGACGGAGGTTTACCGATGGTTCCGTTATTTAGTGGGTTATTACTAGTTCCTATCGCTCTAAAAAGTATTTCGCAGAGACACGAGAGTAAACCACATATTTCTATTCTTTCTTTACGTGAACGTCTTTTATTTTTGAAAAGATACTTATATAATCCCTCTGTACTGCGTGGTACAATGATTGGTTTTTTCAGTGGTTTTGTCCCTGGTAGTGGGTACACTGCTAGTTCTAATCTTGCTGATTCTATTGAAAAACGTTATTGTGTTGATAAAACAGATGATGATCAAAAACTTAGTCGATTAGTAAGCGCAGAAGCTGCTAACAACGCTGGTTCTATTTCTGTTTTAGTACCTTTGTTAATGTTTGGACTTCCTATAGTATTCTCAGAAGCTATCTTTATGGGAGTTGCTGAAGTTAAAGGATTTTCCTATTCATACTCTTATGAGTGGTTTATCAATAACTGGTTATACATTGTCACAATACTTTTAATAATAAATACTTTTAATTGGTTAATAGCTGGAGTTTTCTTTGATTTAGTGTTAAAAGTTTATGATTCGTGTAAACATTGGATATATCACTTTTTGATTGCTTTTAGCTTATTTATCATGTTATATTTGGCATACAATGAATCAAGAATACTTCTTTCTCTTATTGTTTTTGGATTATCTCTTGTTATAGGGATGATAATCTCTCACACAAGTTCAAAGTACACATTCGTCTACGGATACTTTGTAAGCGAACTTATCGTAGACGAAGTTTATAGAATGATATTTTAGGAAGGTTACTATGAACAACGTATTAAAAACTCTATCATTAGGTTTCTGCCTATTTTCTACTCAAAGCTATGCAGCTAGTGTAGATATTTTAACTTATTTCAAACCAGGCGGGTCAACTGATTCACATATTCAACAAATCAAACCACTACTTGAAGAAAAAGGGTTTGATGTTAACGTACAGTATATGAAGTCGTGTGCTGATGCGCTTAACTATGCGCAGTCTGCGTCTGGTGATGTTTTAATGTATCAGCTCACTGGAGATTATAATCCTGGAGCTTCAGAAGGTCGCTGTGTTATGACTGGAAAAGAAAAGATTAAAGCGGTTGCAATTCCTTATGTTGGCCCAATTAATGTCTGTGCATCCCCAAACAAATCAATTTCAATGGACGATTTTTTAGGAGGCCGTACCCTCACTATGGGTGTAGGTGCTGGCGGTAAATCAATGGAATACTTCCAAAAAAGCTTTGATGCACTTGGCGCACAAATTGAAATCAAAAAGTATCGTGGAGGAGGTAAGAAGAATAAAGCGGCTATCGCAGGTGACGTAGATATGTTTTCTTCTGTGAATCAGTCACTTCGTACAGTAAAAGGTCACGGAACTTGCTTTGCGTCCACAGTCCGTAACAATCCATTAGGTAATGCCTTTATTGGTGACTTGATTGGTGATCCTAACTGGCCTGAGTTTACTGATGGACAGATTATTTGGACTAATAACCCCTCTTCTCCTGTTATCTCAGCCTACAATCAAATTCTCACTTCAAAGTCTTATATTGCTAGTCAAGAAAAGAAACTGCTTCGTGTTCCCGCTGAGAGTGAGATTGATTCTCTTATGAAGATGTACGGTAACTAACTAATGGAAATTAGTATACCACAGACTAGAGTTTCTTCTGAGCACCTCGCTCTTGGTAATTGTGGATTTTATACTAACAATATTCAATTTCATGAGTTTCAGTGCCGTCAACTAGATCAATATGTTGAAGAGCTACGAGACAAACGTGTATTGTTTTTATATGGTGGAATAGGTCGATTAGCTAACTATGCTAGACAACAAGGCATACTAGCTACCTGTGTTGATCTTTCCACCATTAACAAAACACTAGCCAAAAGAAACTATCCTGATGTTCCCTTTATGATTCACAACATTTCTAAACCGATTAAAGGCTGGGAGGCGATATACATTGAAGATATGAGTTGTGCATACAATTTAAAGTATCTTAAGGTTGCTTCTCTTTGGCAATCTATCTATACTATCTATCCAAAAACTCTTACCTACTATGTATATCGTTTTAATTCTCTCTTTTTAGATCAAGCACTCACTTCAGCAGAACCAGAAGGAAGAGAGTATTTCAAAAAGATACTGAGTTTAGGCGTTGTAAGACTTGTCATTGATCACTCCGAGATGCAAGATCTACTAGTGGAAAAGCACACTATCGATCTAAACACTGCTCTTACAAGCCTCACAATTCCTCCTGTTACAACACATACATATCAAGCTATTGGACAACCACTTTGGAGAACTCTACCTCATGTTGACAATGCTGATTGCACTATATATAATGAAGGTATTACCATCACACTACCACATGTAGGTGAGATTCCTTGGACTGACTCTCCTGAGATGGCAAATCGGAATGACAACATATATTTTACAGCTCCTAAATAACACCTTGAATGGGATGACCCATTAGTATGATTACACTATACACAACTCAAACTTTTGATTCGGCACAGATTATTCAAGATTTACAACTTGACGTCTCACGTGCGGCTGACTGGCTGACCTCTCCTCGTGGATTCAATACCGTCCCTATCTCAATTCATACTCACACTGATGACTTCTACTACGGAGAAAGACATCTACTACCTCAGTATAAAAACACTGAGCTAGAACAGCTATGGAATACACTTGATAGACCGGGAGAGTGTCAAGTTATGGTGATGGATTCTGGTAGATGCTATCGTTCACACTGTGACATAGACAATCGTTGGCAGTTTGCTCTATCAACTGATGAGTCATTTCTAGTTGACATTGAAAATCAACATCTTTGGCCGACACAAGCTGATGGTAGATTATACTATCTTAATACCACATTTCCACATTCAGCCGCTAACTTTTCCTACTCACCTCGCTTTCAGATTGTCTTTCGTCAACGGCTACAGCGTAACCATCTAATCAATCCTGTGAAGATATGGATGCATCACGCTTCTTCAGACACTGACCATAAAAACTATTCTCGATACTGTTGGGATAAACGAGTTCAGTCTTGGTTGAATTGCAATATCAATCAAACACGCACTGTAGACGGTTTTGAAGGAGACATTGGCTCTGCGACATCAGACATTGCTATTATGTTTAATGTGGAAGCATTTAAACTAGCAGAAGTCTTAGCACTCGCACAAGAGACAAGCTGTGATGTTGTGCTTGACGATGAAATTACTACTGCACATCGATACCTTGTAGGCGACACCTCAATCACTGCAATCTTAAAAAAATAGAGTAATGTAATGAAACAACGATATATATACAACTCTGATGATTTTCCTTTCTTAAAACCTTTAGAGCAGAATTGGCACTTGATCAGGCAAGAACTGTTACAGGTTATAGATAAAATGTTAGATGCTCGCACTGTAGATACCGAGCACTACTCTCATACTATCACTAGAGGCAAAGAATGGTCTTCTGTTCCAATTATTCAGTTAAACGAAGATCTTTCTATTCATAATCCAGAAAGAATAGCTCATATTAAAAGATGGGGCGCAGCCTATGGTGATGCTCAATCTTTCAGTCTCAATGCTCCTTTAACACATGATCTTATAAAATCTACTGTTCCTAATTGGAGTACCTCAGTGTTCGTTAAACTAGGAGCAAATACTAAGATTCGTGCACACAAGGGGTGGCCTGGATCTCTATATAGAGCCCATCTTGGATTGATAGTTCCTGAAGGAGATATTAAAATACAGGTTGAGAAGTCTTCTAGTAAATGGGAAGAAGGCAAGATACTAGTATTTGATGATAATTGTCTACATCGTGCTTGGAATAAGACTAATTTAGATAGATACATTTTATCTGTTGATTTTAAACCAGAGTAAATGAATCTCAATTGTCGCAAACCTTAAAAAATGATGATTGCGCATTGTTGATTTTCATGCTAATTTATGTGTGCAAGTTGTATAACGATATGAACGCTGGCGAACAGCGCGGCACAGGCTATCGTTTAGTTGTGCGACCGTAGGGAGCTAGTGATGAAACGGAGTTTCTTAGGTCTCACACCACACTTGCGTCTTCTTTCTATTTGCCTTTTACTGTCATATTTGTTATATTAATCAAAGATAAAGATTTAACCAGATATATGGAGTAGGCAATGCCAAATTGGTGTAATAATAATCTAACACTCACTTTTCCCACAAAAGAAGAAGCTAACGAACTTTTCCAGCACATGAAAAAAGAAGCAGATGACGACAACTGGTCATTCTTTGGTTTCTTTGTTCCTGAAGAGTGGGATCAAGACTCGTGGTACTTTTCTCGTGTTGAAGCATGGGGTACTAAGTGGGACGCTAATATCATTGACATGAATTGGGTAGATGATCTAAATGTAGTAATGACTTTCGATACTGCATGGGGTCCTCCTATCGGTGTATACGACGCCGCACATGAGCAAGGTATTTATGTAGAAGCTACTTACTATGAGCCTGGTATGTGTTTTGTTGGGTCATATAATTCTGAAGAAGGTAATGAGCATATTGACTATGCACATTGTGAGACTCCTGCTGAGTTACGTGAATGTATTGGGGATGATCTTGATGACGAGTATAGAATCTCCGAATGGATGGAAGAGTACTTAGAAGAAGAGCGTCTTTACGCAGAAGAGCAGGAGAAGTCTGAGTGATTTATTTAGACGTTGATGGTGTAATTGCAGACTTCTATGTCGGGTGTTTAGCTCTTGGTTGGGAAGGTGATTTGTTTGGTGGTCATGGTAAACTAGAAAAGTTTATGGCTGATAACTACACTCAAATATTCAGAACTTCTCCTCCAACTAAGAACATGGAATTTTTTAGAAAGATGTATCAAGTAGAGAATGCATCTGGTTTTGAAAAAAATATGAAAATTCTCACTGCCATGGGTTCTCACTATAAGAAAGAGCATGTTAACACTGTAATCGAAAATAAACACTTCTGGTTGAATCAGTTTGGGTTTAAGAGTGAAGATATAATTGTAGTTGAGCAATCAAAAGATAAACTTCCCTATTGTAAGCCAGGGGATGTGTTATATGATGATAAACGTTGGACTATTCAAAAATGGAATGAGTTAGGTGGCATGGGTTTTTTAGTGTATTATGAACATTCATGGAGTAAAGACTAATGGATATCAGAGATCAAATTATCGAAGGTATGGAAGACGGCTGGGTAGAACCCTACTATCTTGTAACGTCATTGATTAAGTACATGACTACAGACGAACTTGTAGACTGTATAAAAATTAACGAAATTGAACTACCTGCCATAAATTATGACTCGGAGGATGAAGATGATTATTAGTAGTTATTTTGGTGTTGAACAGTATGAAGATAGAATTGCTCATGTTTGTAAAGATGACAAAGGATTCTATGTAGATTTATACTATCAAGATGCTTGGTTAGAAAAAAGACCACTATACGATCATAGCGAACGTTATGCAGAAGATTGTGCTGAAAACTTCGTGTTAGGCGTATTCGATGTCAAAAGATGATAAGTTTATTACTTCTTTTATTCCTGTTTTTGAGGATAAACTTCTCAAGATAAAAAAGAATCTTAAAATAGAACTTGAACGAGCTAAGTCAGATAGGCGTAAAGACTTTATCAAAAGAGAACTTAAAGAAGCAAAAGAGCTTCGTAATATAATCAAAAAGGCTGTAAAGAAATCGGTCTGTCCACACTGCGGAGGAGATATCAGTGGCTAAAAAAGACTTTGGAGAAGCAGTAGGTAAGTGTTCTATTTGTACTATCAATCTATGGGATGCGTCAGGAGGAGAACCTGCTATTTGGCCCTGTAATGTGAAAGATTGTCCATATGAAGATGCAGCTAGTCAACATGCTCATCACGACGTTCGTCATGGCTCACCTTTTGGTTCAGGGCTTGGGCAAATTGACTTTTGATGGCATTTGATCAAGTACTTATAACTGACATACATCATTATACGGATCAACTATTTAGTTTTAGAACTGAACGCCCTGTGTCTCACCGATTCACGGCGGGGGAGTTTAGTATGCTTACTCTAGATGGTAAGCTAAAAAGAGCTTATTCATATACATCCGGCCCGTATGATGAATATTTAGAGTTTTACTCAATAAATGTAACTGACGGAGCTTTCACTTCTCAACTTTCGCAAATGGAGGTTGGAGATGAAATAATGATAGGTAAAAAACCTACTGGTTCTTTACTTATGACTAATCTTACACAACATGAAAAAGGTACTAATCTTTGGCTTTTTGCTACTGGCACAGGTATTGCACCCTTCATCAGTATTTTACGCGATCCTTTTACCTATGAGCAATTTGACTGTATTTTTGTTGTTTGGTCTGTTTCACACAAAAAAGATTTACAAGCATTTGACGAGTTTTTAGGTGAAGAAGCAGATATACTTTATATTCCGATAGTAACACAAGAAGCATGGGCTAATAATGAAAGAATTACTACTATGATTCAAACAGACAAAATTATGAAATATATTAGTCCTGATAATGCTCGTATTATGCTTTGTGGTAATATGAGTTTTAATGAAGATATGAAAAATATACTTGAAGAAAAGGGGTTTGTTGAAGGCACTCGCAACGAACCTGGAACTTTTGTACTTGAGCGTGCCTTTGTAGAGTCATAGGAGGTATAAATGACTTATAGAGCGTCATATAACCCCGGCCAAACAAGTCAGGGAAGAACAACGTCTACAGAATCAATACTAAAATATAACGTAAATGAACTACAAGGTTTACTACAAGAATCTTACATCAAATTAGAATTAAAAAATCGTGAGATTGAAAAACTAAAAGAGATGCTAGTGGAGGCTATTGTTGAAAAATCGTAGCGGATCTCATCCTATTCAAGATTATTTTGACCCAAAAATGCAAAATAAAACTCACGAATCTAGGAAACGTATTAAACTTAAAGAAAAATTTAAGAAACTTAAGCGTAAACTTAGAGTCTCAACAGGGTTACCTAATACTAAAAAGGATCATTAGTTACAGCTCGATACGTATTTGAATTATTTTTAAGATTGCCTTCTGCTCTGATTTTAGATATATTTAATCTCTTGAACGAAAAAGGAGCAATTCTATGATACGCAAGTTTTTTACTCTTAAAGTGATTGAACCTAATGGTATAGCACACAAAGCAAGTTGGAAAGAGCGTTTTATATGGCTTTTTACAGGTTGCCACCTGAGAGACGAGAAGGTAGTTTTGCGCTACCAAGAAATGGTTAAAAACCATAAATAAATAAGTCGAGCAACTCTTAAAAATTTCACTTTGCTGTTGCTCTTTTCTAAATTTTTCGATATTATGTATATACAAGATGAGTTGAGGCATCATCCTCTGGGCAGGTACTGCTACCCTTGTGGAAAGCACTGCGAAAGTTAAAACCAGTTAATGATCCAACGGAGTCACGGAAAGCGTCTCAGCCTGTAACTTATCTGTCCCACGCTCATGGGTGAAGGAAGCCGTTTACTGCGATAAAGTAAGTGAGGCACCACTTGCGACTCCCAAGCCAGACCTACACGATGCTTGTAAAAAAATCAAGAGTAGGCGCATTGCACAACGCGCAACCGTGCCATCGGCTCTGAGGGGCAAGGGGAAACGATGTAAAAAACATCCCCACCTTTTTCTGGGTGAGCTCCCGTCGCCTGTCGCCTACCAGCGACGTGTTGTAGCTCCCCGAAACGGTAAGGGTCTTGTTTTGGGTATTGAGTTCTTTTTCTACCAACGGGGGTAGTCAAAGTCAATCTCTTTCACTCGTTTGAAGAAGGCTCATTCAACAGGCGGGTGTGGGGGCTGTGTTGGAATCTAACTAAACATTCTGTTTGCTTTTTACTTAAATATTTCGTATTATCTAAATGTCGTTGAGGTAAGGGATAACCGACTCTAAAAAACCCTCCGCAAAGTCTCAGGGGAAGTCCTGTCAGTATCGAACGCAAGAGAAGCCCACGATGTGTTAAGCACTAGGCACCATTCAAAATAACCTTCGCTAGTAGAGAACACAGTCTTCCCCATGATTTTTGAATTGCTTGTAGGTTATTTATTTGATATTATGTATTTATTGAATGAGGGAACGGCAATGCCTCTGACTATTGCCATCACGTTTCAGAGCTAATCGAGGTGAATTATGGCTGAAGCTACTCTAAAATCTGTAAATTATACTGCGGAAATGGTCAATACTATGATCGAAATGTATAATGAACTCGGCAACGATGGTCTTGACCAGATTGCTGAATCAATGGACAAAACTGTTCGTTCTGTCCGTTCCAAGCTCGTTCGCGAGGGAGCATATGTGGCATCTCCTAAAAAGTCTGCCGCAAAGCAGGATGGTCCTTCTAAGAAAGAAATCCTGCGTGATATTGAAGCTCAAGGCTTTGATGTTACTGGATTCGAGGGTGCAACGAAAGACGCACTAACTCGTTTGATGGGTGTAGTAGCGCACTAAGACCTACTACTATCTGCTCAGTGCCGTTGGCTGTAAAGCGTTGCAAGGCTGAGTAGAAAAAACAAATGTCAGGCTGGGCGTGCACAGCCCTACGTAACAAACTACTTCGGTAGGGTCAGGCATTTAGTTTAACTCATCGGTTGGTATGCAGTTAATTCGATACTACAAGCGCCAACCTTGCATCCTGGGTATATAACCAGGCTCTGCTCTGTAAAGGGGGTTAGCTACCCCCACCACAGTGTCTCAGTGTGGATAAACTAACTGAGAGTCGGGGAAGGAATCACACGGTGTATCGTGCCTTCACGGTGACAGGCGAGGCTGGTGGCTGTCACCATCATCATCAAACGGGAAGTTCTCATTCGGAGTGACTGCTTCCTAAGAGGCTTCTAGGTTGGCCTAACCAGACAACCAAGGGTTTAGCCTACCAGACAGGTCAGTGTGTTTAGTTCCGACTTTATACACGAATTACACACTAACGTGTAATTTCCAACAATGGAGAAAGCAAAATCTCAAGCTAGATTCAACAAGCCAATGTGGGGAGCGCACCTTACACCTTGTCTGGCACGGAGTTGATCCTATTGATTGATCATCACGATCTAAATGCTCGTGGAGGGAGTGGACAAACGTAGTTCACTCCCTTCTTGCGTTTTAGCCCTATATTTGATATACTGTTTACAGAAAATGAGGAGATAGGCATGACAATGAACCACGACATCACAATTATTCGCAACTGCACCACTTCAACTCAACTCTATCCTGTTGTAGAAACTTTTGCATATCAAGTATCTGAACTAGAAGATCGTCTCAAAAGAGCAGAGTATGCTTATGATTGGGACGCTATCGAGTCTGCTCTTGGGCAACTTGCTGTTAAGCGTTATGTTTATAAATTTGCGTATGATTCTGCTTCTGAGATGGAAGAAGATGAGCATGAGTGTATGATGTCTGCTGAGATTAATGACGCAATGATGGGAGATAGAGTATAATGGGTAAGATTAAAGCAGCTGTGTTAGAAGGTGAAATTTTTGCGTGTGACCACTTTAACATTCCAGAGACAGAGTTTCTACTGAAAGCTGCTGCTGAATTTGGGATCGGTAGTATAGAGTTTCAGGCAGCTACAATTGAATGGCAAGAAATACAACAAGATTTATTTGAAATGTACGAAACAGAAAGGACACTACACTGATGGCAACCATAGCTTTAACCTCTGATCAGATGTATGAAGTTGTAAAACGTGTGCTTTCTGATGACATCATCGAACTTTCTCTTATACCAGAAAAAGACGGGGCAGTCATAGTAGAAATTTGGGTACTTTGGGCAGCACTTGAACATTATATGAGTCAAGAAGCTCGTGTCAGATTACTTCAAGATTGGCCACAACTAGCGGATATCATACTATAATGTCTACAGCAAACACAGTTTTAACCAATGTTGTAAAAGCAGGTAATGCCCTTGTAGGTGTTGGTTGTTATTCTGCTGTCGTACAAAAAGGTAACGACTATGATAAGGTAATTAAGATTGGTACTAATATGGATGATCCGTGGCTAGGGTACTACCACTGGATTGTTGCAAAAAATCAGGATAATCCTTTTGTGCCTAAAATTTACTCGCACAGAGAGTTTGAAGATTATTATATTACTATTATGGAACGTCTCGAACCCTCTACTTTGACTGATGAGGCGTCCTCTATCAGAGATCATATAGTTGAGGGAAGTATTAGTAAAAAAGAACTGTTTGACGACTTTGTAGGTCATGGCTATAATGATAGAGAATGTAAATATATAGTTGACCTTTGTAAAGCAATTGTTAGCCATACTGATGCTTTTACTACGGATGACGAAGAATCATTTCGATGGGAAGATAATTGGCAGGAGTTCACTAAAATTGACTTACACGATGGCAATTTTATGGAACGAGGTGATGGCACCATTGTTATTACTGATCCGTGGTGCAATGTCGATATGAGTGATATTGTATCGGTTGAAGATTGGGTAGAAACACATGGAAAAATTAATTACTAACGAAAAATTACCTCAAAGCTGGACAGTTATTCCTCCTGGGTATGAATTTGAAGGAGCTAAGTTTCGTGTATCTAATATAGAACTCAAAGAGGATACTCTAGAGCTAGGCTATGATTTAGAACTAGAGGACGAGTCTTTAGATATAGATGAAGTTACGTTGACTGTTAACACTTTGATACTAGAAGCTGTTGGAAGGATGAGTGATGACAAAAATCAAAATTGAACCTGCATATAAGAAATCAACTGTTGAGATTGAGTTTTTTAAGAATGATGATAACGTGTGGATTCATGTTGAAACTGGTTGGCGTTGGGGAGCTTTTTATGCTGACGTCACTGATGAAGAAATGACTAATTTAGAAGAACATAATAAGCATTGTGAAGATAATAATGTATATGATGATTTTGAAATCTCAGCATTAACAGATTTTGAATGTGATCATACTTGGGACGGTTGTTGGATGGATTTTAGAGTCTGGAAAACAGGATGGACTGATGAACAAAGGGAGGAATTACGGGAGGAGATAGAGAATTCTGACGACTGGTATGAGTGGTTAGAAGAACGAGGATTTGAATCTCAAGATATGGAAACCTATATCTGTGGGCAAATCAGTATTGAACTCGAAGGAGAAAACGAGAATGAAACTACGCTTCCTAAAGAAACTAACTAAAAACATTTTAGTACTAACTGCTAACTTTGGCATCATGTATTCTTTTCATGTAGTAGCTGAACGATATTTTGGAGAAGGGTTGTACGGACTCTTAGCATACCTAGGATTTTTAATGATTCTGATATTAACAGGTATGAGTTGGAGTGAAGCCCTTTTTGACGAAAGGTGGAGCAATGACTCTAACAAGTCTAGAGCAAAGGGTTCGTGATATTAAAGAAAGAATTAAGTTATTTAGACTAACTTATCCTCATCTTTTTGTGGTGAAGGAAAAAGACCCGCCTAAGACTGTAGAAAATAAACTGAAACGCAGAACATTAAGAGATCTTGAGAGAGAACGAGGTCAGTATTAATGAGCTCTTTATCATTGCCTACTCCTGTTGTTTATGCTATATTATATCATAATCAAAATTTAGGAGTAGGCAATGACATTTCGTCCCCACATATACCGTTCTCAGGAGATTGATATTTATGGCAACTATATGGAATTTATGGAAAGAGAAAAGGAGAATCTCATGGCAGTCAAAGATGTTGAGTTTA